CCAGTAACGCCGGACGGTACAGTCAGAAGACCAGCACCGGCTCCAGAGCCAGCGGCAGCGGCAGCGGAAAGGATGCCGTTGGTAGCCACGGCAATCGTCACTGTGTTTGCCCCAGCAGTGTTGTCAACGTACAGGTCCAATACAGTACCCTTAGTCGCGCCAAGGGCTGCGCCTAACAAAGTACCAGTAGGCAAGGTGATAGTTGTTGCAGCGGCGGAAGTAGAAGTAATGTACCCAGTTGCAACTTGTGTTGCGGTGGCTGTCGCTGTTGCGTTGATTGCAGCAGTTGTGGGGTGGTTCAGATCAGTAAAAACCAGATTGGTGGTCGTCAAATCGGTTACGCTGGTAGCAGTACCGAAAGTAGCGTCAACAGTGACAGTGCCAGTACCGGCGGCTACAGTGATGGTCTGAAAGCCGTTTTGCGATCTAACTGGGCCGGAAAACGTAGTATTTGCCATTGCGCTCTCACATGCGAGTAAGCATATCTATCTGCATGACGTCAGCCGGGACTGTCAGATATGCCGGAAACCCCGGAATAGAATAACTATACACCGTATTTGCAAAAAGAAAAGGCCCCTTTCGGGGCCTTTTCAGTTGCCGGTAATTAGGCCCCAGGGGAACCAAAAATACCGCGCCAGTCGCTGAAGCCGAAGCTGTAACGCTCACGAGCCTTGTAGCGCACGTTACCAGTGTCGAAGTCGCCTTCGAAACCAGTGCGGATTGCAACGCGCTCGAACATCTTCATGCCGTTTGGAGCGTCAGTCTTAAGGAACCACGCATCAACGTCGGTCAAGAAGTGGTTGACGGTATAACCTTGCGGCACCATCCCCATGTTCTTGATCGCGTTGATGTCGTTGTCCGCCGTGCCAACACGAAGCGTGGACTTCATGATGCGGTCAGCGGTAAACATCAGCTCTTTTGGAATGATCAGCTTAAGACCCTGCATGGCGATCTTCAAGCCACGTTCGTCGGTGAACGCAGCAATGTCGATCAGAGCCTGCTCAAGCGAGGTCTCGCTCAAGTCGGCATCCACAGCCAAACGGTTGGCACCGTTAGGGCCGCCCAGCGTTGGGTGCGCAGTTGAGCACAATGGCTGGCCGTCGCCACCAGTCGAGGTCGTAAATGCACCGTTCAGAACAGCAGCACCTTTAATCTGCTTGGTCTGAGCCATGGAACGAGCCAGGGCCTTGGTGTAACGAGCCGAAAGACGGTCGTACAGGTTGTCTTCCACTGCCTCTTCAGTCAGAGAAAACGCCAGCGCAATCGTTTCGTGGGTGTAACGAGCAGTAAAGACTTCCTGCGCCTGGTCGTAGAACACGCCAGAGCCTTCAGTCTTAACCGGGGCCGTTGCAAAGCCCGAGAGCATCACTTCTTCTTCAAATGCACGATCCGAAGATTCAATGTCATAGATTTCGAGATGCTCGTTCTCGTAGTTCTTGTACTCAAGGCCAAAGAGGGCGTTTAGACCCGGCTCAAGCTCTTTCGTAAGTTGGGCGCGTGAGATTGCCATTATTAGGCTCCTTGTCCAGCAACGCCTGCACTGCCGTACAGATGCGTGTTGATTTTAACGACCAACACTTCATAGGCCCCAAACTCATTTTCCGGTACGCTGTACAGGCCAATGACCTTTAGAGCCAGAGTGCTGGTTTTTGCTACGCTAGCCGAGTCGATGGTCATGTTCGACACACCAGTCGTCGTGCTACCCGTCGTGCTCGTGCTGATCGGCGCATTAAAACCCATTTTTGCTTGGGTAATTGCCGTGCTGCTGGTCGACTGAATAGTAAACAACTGGCTTGGATCGTCAATAACGTCCGCCTGGATAGTGCCAGCGGTGATGTCAATGCTACCGGGGTAGTAATTGCGCCACACAGGCTTGCCAGACGTCGGATCAATGTACGTACAACCGTTGAACACGCCAACAGCCGCACTAGACGATGCCGCAACAAACTTTACGATGTAACCATCATAAAGACTTACCAGATCACCCAAAAAGATTGCCCCGGACTGGTTATCGGCAATCTGATATCCGTACTGTTTCTGTGCTCCAGTAGCGGACAGGTTGCCCATAGGACGCAGACCAAAGGGCTTATTTACGTTAGCCATTTGTCAATTCCTTAAAAAGATTATTCCCCGGATGGACCGGGGCTACCAAAAGTAACCCGAGACTGACGATCAGGCCTTTGAATGCGCATGCTGTTATGAGCATTGCTCTTCAAAAGCTCATTGTCAATCGCTTGAACCTGATCAATGGCTCGACGGTGGTAATACGCCTGTCGCTCTTCAACTGTTTCCAAAGGAATACGGGCCAACAGAAGACCTCCCACACTGATAATGCCAGCGTGTCGGCCATCTTCCACGGTGGGAACAGGAAAGTCTGGGAACTCGTCCGAACGGACAAGCTCATAACCTTCACGGACTTTCGCGGCAACATTCATACGGTCTTCTTGACCGCCTGCATATGCCCTAATCCATCTGTGTTTGTATCCCGGAGGAGCAGGAGGCGCATCAAGTCGTGACGGTGGTGCCCAAGGTTTCCGGCGTGCGGACTTCTCGCGGGTATCCGCGGAACGTGCTTCACGATTAACGGTTGTAGTAGCCTTGTCCATGGTCAATCCTTGACGTATTTGGCATATTCCTCAATCGGAACGCCAAGTTTTTTCGCAATTGCTACCTGACTTGCAGTCAGTTTCACAACGCGGCGTGCATTGTTTACCCCGGAAGACCGGGTTGCAGGTGCCACCGTTTGCACGGTTCTAGTGGTCCTGTCTTTGTTAAATCGACCCGGAAAGGACGACTTAAGTCTACGATCCAGCTCATCATAATACTCATCCGAACTGCCGTCAAACCCCTCAACTTCAATTAGTTGTCGGTGAATGCCCCAAGCAGCGGAAGTTAATACGGTATCGCGGCCATACCATGAGTTTTTCTCAACCCAATTAGCCGCTTTCTCATCTACAACGGGACGAGTCTGCTGAACAACAGGTTGTGGCCGTTGTTGCTGTTGCGTTAGCTGCTCTTGATACGACTGGCGTTGCGCATTTGCTTCAGCAATTTGCCGCTGCTCATGAATTAATGACGTCAACCGTGTACTAGCTTCAATCTCGGTAGAAATGTCACCTTCTTCACGGGCTTTCTGAATAATTTGTTTAAGCGCAACAAGCTGAGTCTCGACCCGGCCACTTGCTTCATACAAACGCTCTTCATCCGTGCGGACAACCTTTTGCTCAAGCTGCTGCAACCTAGCTTGCATGCCCTGCGCCAATTCCAACGCAGCCTGCTCTCGACGCTCGGTCTCGCGCAAGCGAGCCGTCATCTTGTCAATGCGTTTTTTGACTTTGTCGCTGTAATCGTCCAGTTCCTGGTCCTGACTTACAGCCGCTGTAGTCTCTTGCCCCTCCGACTCGGCCAACGTGACCGACATGGGCTGTTCGTCCTCTCCGACGTTGTAATCCAACTCTTGATCTGACATCGTCTACTCCTTACATGTGCAAAATGTCATCGGGATTCGCAATTACACCCAGAACTTCATCGTCGTTAATGAACCGGATCTCGCCCCCATCAATAGGAATGCGTGCCCCGGCATAACGACCAAAAATAATCCACTCTCCTTCCTGGCACCACGGCCCGGTTGGGAACTTAGATTCGTCTGAGTAAGCTAGGCTGCCCATTTTTAGGACATACCCGCACACGGTATTTAAGACCGCGCGTTTTTGCGTTTCTTCCGACAAAACGATTCCACCCTTGGTCTTTTCCGCTCCCCGATAGGGAAGGATCGCGATCCGCCAACCCGTTGGATTGGGAATCCGGTCAAGAACCGGCTCTGGAATCAAGACAGGATCAAAAACCCCATCGACATAAGCATCATCAAGAGTAGGTACAACAACCTCCTCTTGCCACTTGCGCTCTAAAGCGGTCATAGACTCACTCATTCAATCTCCTTCAGGTTAAAAATCAGGATCGTGGCGTTTAAGGAGGCCCTTAACCACATCTTCGACAAGATTCAAACCTTCCAGACGGCCCATCATAAAGCGGTAGCGTTCCATGTCGGAAATGCCCCCACTCAAAATGATTGCCTCAGAGTCCGCTTTAAGCTTTCTGATTTCTTTCAGCACAGCTTCTGTAAATTCAAGCATGGAAACCCCATGAAAAGCAGACGGAATGAGCCCCGTCTGTAGGCTTGTGTCAATCAGTATATACCAACAGGATCATTGCCGTCACGTTTGCGAATGACTTTTGCAGGCCCATTTTTGCCTTTTTTAAGCTCTTTTTTAGGCGCATTACTAGGGTTATTCTGTCCAGCTTTGCTGTAAGCGATTGCCGCGGCCTGTTTTACAGCCGCTGCAGTGCTCTTTGGTTTGCTTGTACCAATCTTTCCCTTCTCTTTAAAGGAACTCACCATCTCCCCAATGTTTGAGCTAATGGTTTTTTGACTTTTTCCAGATTTAAGAGGCATTTTGGTTCCTTGGAGGCTGGTTACTGGTCACATTCGTTCGTTCCCGAGCAATTTGCCCACGGAATTGCGCAATATTCTCTTGTGAACGCAACCGCTCCTGCGCAACTTGAGCATTTTGTTGCAGTTTCTGCTGATCCAACTGCAATGACTGCGCTTCCAACGCCAATTTCTGTTGGTCGTTCTGCGCACGCTGCGCCAACTCCTGCTTTTTAAGCTCAATCAGCGGATCAGGCTGTTCATTTCCACCCATCAGCTGCTCTTGTAGGTCTTTCATGTCCTTCATAAACACGGCAACCTTCAAAGCAATCATGCCTTCCTTCTGAATAGCCGAAACCATCCGATCCGGATCGTTGCCATACGCCTGGAACAACTCTGCTTCCACAGTTTCTTCCGCTTTTAGCTTGATGTGCTCCATGATGTGCTGTTGGAACGCCACTGCCACGCCAACATTTGACTGAACCGTTGGCGACATTCCAAACATCAAGTGCGCAGCAATGTGCGCATCATGCTGCTGCCCCGCAAACGCTTTGACCTTCATGGTATCCATGATGTGCGCGTTCTCGGTCGCCGGATCTTTCGGGAACTGAGCATTCTGTGGCTTCAACAAACCCGAAATATCCCGCACATTCAACGCCGCATACACCCGATAGTACGCTTCGTACATATCGTGCATTTGCGGAGCACTTTGCGCTAACTGCAGTTGCGTTTGCGCCAGAGTGATTCTCTGCGTGGTCGAAAAAATGTTGGGGTCAGATACCGGAAGGACCGCAACCAGGCTGTTAAAGTCCTTGCGCTTGATCGAGCGACTGGCTCCAGGGACGTCATACGGGTAATCATCCGGTAAATAGTCAGCAAAACCTTCCGCCAGGAGCTCAAACTCCATTGCTTGCGCGTAGTGCAGCCGCTTATGGATCGCGCTCATCACCATGGAGCCACGCTCAAGCAACGCCATCGTCGTTCCTACCTGCGCATTCTGGTTTCCATCCCCAACCATCATGTCCGCAGTGCTGGCCAACCGCTTTCCAGCGTCAACCAGGAACCCAAGCAGCTGAAACAGCGTCTGACTCGGCTCTTTGTACGGCAACGGCAGCAAAGAAGCGGACAATTCCGCGCCACCCGCGTCAATATCGCGCCATTCACCCGGCTGAATTGGGTTATCACTGTCCGCGATCCGCGCACCCTTCGCTTTAAAGCCCGCCGGCAGGTTCGACAACGTCCCCGCATCCAACAATTGGCGCAAAGCCGACGTCGCACCCTTTGACAGACTGCCAATCATGTGAACAAAGCCCAAGCCATACGCACCAAGGCCCTCGACAAGCACGTAATGGACAAAATAATTGCGCCGACGATTCAGTCTGTCGCTTTCTTTCCAGTTCCGACGCACCCCAACCACTTGCAACGAGTCTTCCGAGAACGTCACAACATACGGAAGCTTGATTTTTGTCAGCTCGCCGTCCTCATCCTTGTCCTCGAACCCCGGAATCTCCAGATCTACCTGCATTTCTAGCAAAAAGATCTCTTCCGCCTCGTCCGAAGGACGTACTCCAACTATTTTGTCTGTCGCTTTTGCAATTTGCGTCGAATCCGAGGGCTGCTGCTCCGCCTCAAGGTCCACATCCAGGTACTCACCGGCTACTACGCGCTTGCGAAACTCGTTCGCATCCATCGCAATCCGGTGCGTAACCCGCGGACACTGCGCAATTACGCTTGATCCGTTGTACGGGATGTACAGGTCATTAGCCAAAACCAGCTTACTGACCATCCGACCCAGCTGATGATCGTAATAAACCTTCTTAAACGTAGAACCACCATACCCGGTGTAAAACAACAGCTGGTCAAACTCAGGCGTGTACTCACGCATCACGTGAGTAATCTGGTAATTCATGAAGTCCTGGACACGCGAAGCCTGCTGGACTTTGTCCGCAGTCTCTTTGCCCATGATTTCAGTGCGCACCGGGCCACCCGCAGGCATCAATTCCTTGAACGCTTGCGCCTGGAACTGGATGATCGCCTCGGTCAACAACGGATGCGCTGCATTTGACGCGCCACGGAATGGCTTGGTCTTTTCTTCAAGCTTCAAGCCCAACAGATCAAGGCCTTTGGCGTACATTTGCTCCCAATCCGAGCGTGACGCCTTGTCCGCCTCATACATCTGCATGAGCTCAATCGCGATCTTTCCAAGATCCTGCTCGTCAATGACCTCCGCCAGGTTGGCGTAGAAGTCAACTTCGTTTTCTTCCCCTATCTCAACGGTCGCCCCACCGTCATCCTCCAGGATGATTTCGATGTCCGGGGCCTGCTCATCAAGGACCGCGATCCCCGTACTCGGAGCTTCTGAAAGAGATTTTTCGATTGACATGTCCGTCCTTTAAGCGTGGGCCTTGATGAACTCGGCATTGGCATCCACGGGTCCGCCGTCCTTAAATGATACACCCTGTTTTTTAATCCGAGCCGCCGCTTCTGGCCCCCAGACTATGGCAACGTGGTTTTTTAACCCTGCAGTATAGTCGGCTGAGGTTTGTCGTTGAGGTAACTCGATCATACGAACCTCAAATCCTGGCCCAAGGTCTTTAACAACTTGTTTGAGATTGTTAGGAAGTTTTTCATACAACTGAGGCTGCGACGATTCTGGCCCAGGAAACGCAACAAAACTTTTACCGCGGTTAATTGCTGCAGCAATAGCATTTTTAGCCATTAATTGTTGAGTAACTTGGGGAGAACTTTCCATGCCAGGGAAAGCTTCTTTCATGTCATACGTGCCGTCCGCCATTCGTTCCCGTATTTTCTGTTTCTTATGTGAAATCTGTCTGGTTGTAGTGTTAATTTCATCAATTCGTTGAAGAATATTTCGAGCCTCATCTGTGGCTGTCCAAGCCGCTCTATCTGCAGGAGACAACTTCCTTCTTTGGTCATTTAGCCTGGCCAGTTCTTGCGCCAATTCATTTTCTTGCTGTTGCAAAGGGGCAAATACGGTTTCATAGTCTTTTGCTGCGCTGCCACCTAACGGTCCACTTTTACGAACATCATCTAACAAATCTGATTGCAACTCATGGACGTAGATGCCTGGGACATTTTCGCCCATGCCTGGAATAGTTGCCTTGTGTTCTGAAAAACGGCTAAAAGAAATAGGGTCTGGATCGTTTTTTAAAGTCGGGTGTTGCCCACGATATACATTTTGTCTGTTTACTTCTGGAAATAACTCCTTTACCTGGGCTATCAAATCTTGAATAGTTGATTTGCCCTTTCTTTGAAAAACGTCTTTAGCGACGCCAATTGAATCAACAGCCCAATCTAAGTTATTTGGGACGTTAAAATCAAGGCTCTCTGGTATTTCGTCATTTTTAGTGACATACGGACTAAAGTTCGTATTAAACTTAGAGACAATACCCTGTCTAACACGTTGTTTTATGGATTGTTCTATCTCTGGTGTTATTTCATACGTTCTTTTTAAACCAAGGGAATCCATGGTTTCTTTTTGTACGCGGTTAAAGTCGGCAGAAAGTCTTGGGTACTCTAAGTCTCTTTTTAGTTCTGCAAGTATCATTTGTTGATTGCCAATCTCTGATAGTTCTTGTTTTGCTGAATTAACATACCCACGATTAAATCGATCGTTTTCTGGGATTGCTT